TTTATTGTAATCTGATTTACCACGATATCTAATTCTAAATAAACCTTTGAAGTGTATTTTAAAATCATGCAACATATCTATCGGCAAATTTTTTGCCAAAGAACCTTCTGTAAAAGGTGATAGATTGTCTAGTATCTTTTCGATACAATATTTCTTTGAATAAATTCGTTCTGATGTACGACCCATTAAGGCATCCATGCCTAAGGGTTTCTTTTTCATCCAGCCGTCTATACCTGGCCATTCTTCACCACTCATGATTGTCATTAACAAGACCTCCCAGCACTTCTTTGTATAATGTGCATACATGCGATAACTAGTGTAGCAGATATATCATGTTTTTTCATGATAGTGGATATCTTGTAACCTTTCTTAATGTCTGATAGTATGTATTTCATAGTGTTTTCTCCTTTTGTTAATTTATGTCTTAATTATAGGACATAATAAAAGCCTTGTCAAGCACTTTCTGCCCTTCTAAACTATTGATTTTTAAAGGATTAGTAAAATAATTTAAATTATTTTTTTGAGAATGATTCTCATTTGATAGATATTGTTCAAAAAATGTACAATTCATGCATGGATTCTAACACATATAGAATACCATGTCAAGCTTTATTTCCAGTTATTTTTCACCCAATCTTGGTCTGATTCATGAGGGTTAGGGTGACCATGAAATACTGCTATTGAACCTTCACCTCTAGAAAAATCCCAACGACCTCTGTCGAATCTAGGGTCTACTCTGTCGTGCCATTTATATGAAAAGGTCCATTCATCAGGATAAGGTTTTACCTTGTCTTTAGGTTTGACTTTAAGATTTGGCATATCTTCTACGATATCTGTAGTCAATGCGGAAATGACATTCTGGTCACCTTGCAATTGCATGAATCTAGATTTATCTGCAAGAAACCCATTCCATATTCTTTCTGTTTCTGTTGCATTATTCCATTTCATGACACTAGAGTTCCAACCCTTTGTCGCATAACTAAAATCTCTCGTTATAGAAAACTCATCTTCATTACTGTATGTTATAAACTTGTCTATATTTTCTAGTATGACTACATCTAAATCTAGATAGAAGTTTACACCTTCTAGTTCTGCCTCTGGTGAAAACAATTGTAGTTTGTTCCACCAACCTTGATAGTTATGATGATGAAAAGGTTTACATATAATATTACCATCTAATAACTTAGGTAATTTTACATGGTCTGTGAAACAATAAAACTTATGAGGTATTGTCAAATGTCTTTGTACCATGTTGTACAAGTTTTGCACATACTTTACATCATACTTATCGCCATAATATACACAACAAAAATTCATATGATTTGGTCCTTCATAACTTCAAATGCTTTACCACTTTCTATTTCAGGTAAAGTAAATTGATTTTCTACAACAAACTTCATCCATTCATTTACAGTTTTTCTGCCTGGTCTAAAAGGTTTGTTTACATATTTTAAATCTCTACTTGCAATCGGTGAACATACATTTTTACCATGACATATAACAGGTGTCATATTTAAAACAGCGTCTATTGCCGATAAACTCATGTTAGTAACTAAACAATGAGCGTCTACTAAACTATCTTTTATATCGGTACCCCACCATTCATTATTAGGTCTTGGTTTGTTTCTAACTTTTATTTCTCTGTCTGTATGTTTTTTTAATTCGTTTACACATTCATTTATCCATTCATCTTGATTCATACCATTTATGTTATAGGTTACCATTTGTGATGAAGGACAAACTAGAATATGTTTTGTATCACCTGTTTTCCAACCTTTAAATTCTACATCAATACCTTTATGTTCTAGTTCTGTTAATCTTTCACCTGTACCAACACTACCTCTTATTGTATGTAAATTTCTATGTACAATTCTAAAATATGTTTTGTCATAGTCGTGAATTTTAGGTTCAGGATATCGTGTGATTTGTTCTGTAAAGTATCCTACATCTACATAGAACCATGTTTTGTTTTCGTTGATACAATTTTGAATCTCTGACACATTTTTACCTGCAAGACCCCAAAAGAAATGTACTTCTTGGTCTGATTCAGGCCAACCTTTTTTAAACGCTTCCCATATCTCATGAGATAGGCATTTATCCCAATCTAACTTATGATATATGTTCATCTGTCTTTAAGTCTATTATAACAAGTGCCGTCTGCAATCTCTGTCATTGTATATTGATTTGCAAGTATACTATTTAACCATTTTTGTCTTATATCATCAGGTATATATTGTATACTATCTAAACCTTTTTGTATCATTTCTAAACTATGTGATACAGGATAAGCTGCTGACATCTCTGCACAATAACCTGGTATGCCCCATATGTGTGCCTGTATAGCAGCCGCTGACTGTAAACTTACTACTGCCTTTGCACCTTTTACTTCTGATTCAAATGATACTAAACTATTTTTCTTTCTAATTCTTATTTCTAAATCTGTATTATCTTTTAATAATTGAACAGTATCTTCTGTCCAGTTAGGTACTTCCCACCATCTCTTTGCAAAATCAGATGGTTCAAATACTAGAATATATTTACCATCTTTTTTCCAAGGTTCTAGTTGTACATGTTCTTCATACTTTTCTATTCTTTTATAATCATCATCTGATAGTTCATCAATCTCATTTATTAACTGTGCATTTTTTGTAACTCTATAAACTCTATCTTTTAATTTAAAGTTAGGCATATGTTTAGATTCATTCAAAACATATGCATGGTCAAAAAAATACCAATCTTGCTCTTTCTGACCTGCCTCATCTATGACTGCTTCTGTGCCTCTTAAACAACCCCATACTGCAACAGGTGTATCTAGTTTTTCAAATGTAGGCCATTCTGTTTGCTCATATTGTCCTACTACTTTTCTTTTTTCATGCATAACACCATTTGCACTTTTAACAAATGCTCTTATTATCTGGTCTGTTATTTCTCTTGTGCCGAATCCTTGTATCATCTTTCTATCCACGAACATTCTTCATGATACTGATTCCATGTTTCTGAATAAGAACAATTTGCATACTCTTTAAACCACGGACCACCTTTTGTAAAATGAATATTATTAACTTTTGATTTAGTATTATAACCTGGTTCATCTACTAACCAGTTCCATTCTAACGGTAAATCTCCTATTAGTTCATCACTTTCTAACCATTTAAATTGATGTAGTTGTAGACCTGTTGCACTATTGACATAGTCTGGTGTAAGTTCATTACACTTCTTACAGTTCATTAACATAAATGATGACCAATTCTTTTTCTCATACTTTGTTTGTACTTGACCTAAAAACTTTTTATCTTCTTCTGGTGTGTAATCGTGTTTGCATAATTGCACGGCATACTTATCATCTCTTAGTCGCCACAGTTCTGCAATATCACCTAACATAAGTTGGTCGCAATCCATAAATACTGCCCACCCTTTATAGTTCATAAGATGAGGTACCATGAATCTACTAAATGAAAATTCTGTTGATGATAAATTATTTCTTTCTCTTACAAAATCATCTTTGATATTGGGTAGATAGACAGGTGTTATCGTAACAGGTTTTGTGCTGTTTCTTAATATACTATATGCAAGTACACTAAATGCAACCTTTTCTTTACTATCGTAACCTATGAATACATTAATCATAACCACCAGCTGCCCAATATACAATTATGCCCATAGCAATACCAATGCATATTAAATAAAAATCAATCATAACTATACTTCTTTATATCCTCAAATACTTTTTCTACATCATCTAATCTCAACATATTAGGACCATCACTCGGTGCATTATCCGGGTCTTGATGACATTCCATAAATACACCATCAATACCACCTTGTGCAACAGCAGCTCTAATTAGACCAGGCACATAATCTCTATTACCATCAGATGAATTGCCTTTACCACCTGGTTTTTGTACACAATGTGTGGCGTCAAAAATAATAGGCACATCAAATTCTTTTGTCATGTATTGTATACCTGTAAAGTCTACTGTTAAGGTGTTGTACCCAAAACTTGTACCTCTTTCTGTAATCCAAACATTATCTGTTCCTGTCTTTGATAAAATACCTTTTACATCCCAAGGTGCTAAAAATTGCCCTTTCTTTATATTAACTACCTTGTCTGTTAGACTTGCAAGTTCTACACTTCTAACTAATAAATCTGTTTGTCTACATAAAAATGCTGGTATTTGTAATACATCTACAGTAGGTAATACTTCTTTTATTTGCCAAACTTCATGTACATCTGTTAATACTTTACAACCTACTTCATCTCTTACATCTGATAACCATTGTATACCTTGAAATATACCTGGTCCTCTTTTACCATGTATTGATGTTCTGTTTGCCTTATCATAAGATGATTTAAAATAAAATTCAAAATCATACTTATCGCATAACTCTTTTAATGCACTAGCAATTTCTACTGCATGTTCTGAAGATTCTAATTGACAAGGTCCTGCTATTATTTTCATCTCGTAGCGTCATATGGTGTTATAGGGTCTTTTAATTCACCTACTGTTTCTCTTTGTATATCATCATGGTCAAAATGTGCATAATATAATTCAAATGCTATGCAATCTTCTATTGCCTCAAATTGATGATACTCACCTGGTGCAACACTCATAAAATCACCTGAATTTAAAAGTGTTTCATCTACTAAATCATAATCATTTTTCCATGTTCTTATTAGTAATTGTCCTGCCATACAATAAAAACCATTAAACTTATAATTATGTTTATGTTTACTACATGTGCCACCTTTTTTAATATCTATTCTATGAAACTCAATATTAGAATTTGCGAAAACTAATTCTGTTTGACCCCATACTTTGCCTGATATATTACCCATGTTATCTCCTCAACCATTCTGGTGAATGTTTTTGTGATTTTCTTTTACCCTTTCTATGGTCTAAGTAATCATGTATTAGATTACACCTTGCCATAATATGTCCAGTTCCGCCATCGCCTAATTTTTTCTCATAATAATCATCTGTAAATTGTTGTGCCATAATTTTTCTAGTTCTATCAAAAGTATGACAATCAGTATGATGAGGTAAATTATAAACTGTATCATCTATATATAAGTTTCTATAATGTCCTATAAAATCTTCCATCATTGGGTGATTCATATTGAAACCTATAAAACCTGTTTCTGTATACATACCTTCTCTAAAATAAAATGATGTGCATACTTTATCTGGTAATAGTAAATCTAATATTTTATCATCCATTGTTTTTAAAAATACTGAATCACCATCTACATAATACATTTTACCACCATGTTTAGAAGCATTACATTGTGCAAATACTTTATAACAAAATCTTACAGCGTCAAACATAAAACTAGGAACTTCTTTATTTTTGTTTCTATCTACAAATTTTTTACATTCAGGTTCTTCTTTAAATAAAGATACATAGATAACATTTTTCATAATTGGATATTTTGATATATCATCTTCAACATAAACATAGATAGGATATTTTTGACCTGTGTTCATATAACTTGCAAGTAAGTCTTTACCATAATCATCAAATAGTTTCTTGTTCATTGTTGTTACAAAATGTTTAGCCATATCTTTTTAAATCCCATTCTAACATGTCATCTATCAACATGTCTAAAGTAAATTTAGGTTTCCAACCTAGTTGTTCTCTTGCCTTTGTAGAATCACCTATAAGTAAATCTACTTCAGCAGGTCTTTTAAATTTTTCATCAGTCGTAATAATTAACTGATGGTCATTTGTATAACATTCATCTATGTAAACATCTGGACATATTTGATTACCATAATCATCTTGTTGTTGTTTTTGAACTCTAGTTTTTGTCCAATGATGTTCAATGTCTAGTTTATTTAAAACCATACTTGCAAAATCTTTTACAGAATTTGTCTCACCTGTTGCAAGAACAAAATCATCTGGTTTATCTTGTTGCAACATTAGTCTCATACCTTCTACATAATCTTCTGCATGACCCCAATCTCTTTGAGCTTCAATTGTGCCTAACATAACAGGTTTTTTACTTTTTAACCACTTTACTACACCTTTTGTAATTTTTCTTGTTACAAATTCAGACCCTCTCATTGGTGATTCATGATTAAATAATATACCACTACATGCAAACATGTCATAAGATTCTCTGTAATTAATTGTTATCGTATGCCCATATAATTTTGCACAGGCATAAGGACTTCTAGGATAAAATTTTGTGTTCTCGTTTTGTGGTATCTCTTGCACTTTGCCATACAGTTCACTTGTGGATGCCTGATAAAATTTTATTTCAGGATTAACTTGATAAATAGTTTCTAACATTCTTAATACACCTACACCGTCTATGAGAGCTGCCATTTCAGGTTGTTCAAAAGATAATGCAACAAACGATTGAGCAGCCAGATTATATACTTCATCTGGTTGTGTCTTATCAATCATTCTTCTAATGTTTGCCTGGTCTACAATATCAACATCAACATACTCTATGTCATTAGTAATACCCATTTCATCTAATCGCCAGTTCTGAATACCTGTAGTATGTTTTACGGCACCATAAACTTTGTAACCTTTTTCTAATAAGTTCTTTGCAAGATAACAACCATCTTGACCTGTAACACCTGTTATAAGTGCTGTTTTCATTGTCCACCTCCAATCTGTTGCAATGCATTAAATACCATGTCTATATTTTCTTTTAAATCTATTACATCATTACCTATAAAAAAACCATTATCGTGTAGATAGTCTGCACTATCATATGTTTCTCTACCAATATATGTAAAGTATTCTATTACAGGTTGTTTCATAAAATTACCTGCGATAATTGGTCTTGTCTCTACACCTAATTCTGTTAATTGTTTTATGACTTCATCTCTTTTACCTTCTAATTTTTCTTGTAGTATTATAGAGAAACCGAACCAAGATGATTTACCTATTTCTTTTTGTATCTTAACAAAAGGTAATGTACTAAACTTTTCTACAAAATACTCTGCATTTTTTCTTCTTTGTTCTATAAACCTATCACACTTTTTAAGTTGTACACTACCTATTGCACCACTCATCTCTAATGGTCTTACACTATAACCTGGTGTTACAAAAGTAAAACTATCTTTAAAAGGGTCACCTGATTTTGTATATAAGTTATTTTCTTCTGGTAAATCTCTACACCACCCATGAGCTCTTAATGACCTTAAATAATCATAGTCATCTTTATCCCAACATGCAATCATACCACCTTCCATTGTCTGCATGTGGTGTGAAAAGAAAAATGAAAAACTACCCATACGACCTACTGTGCCACACTTTCTAACTTTTATTGAATCGCCCTCTGCAAAAGTAGTATTAGATATTGCACCTAAACTTTCACAGTTATCCTCAATTAATTCTAATTTATATTTTTGACATAACTTTAATATCTTACTATAATCACAAGAATTACCTAATAAGTTTACTGTAAATATAGCTACAGTATCTTCAGTTATTGCCTCTTCTATTTTATCTACATCTAAGTTAAGAGTATCAATATCTACATCAACAAAATTAGGAGTAAATCTATTTTGTAGTAAAGGAAAATATGTTGTAGACCAAGATACTGCTGGTACTATGACATCGCCATGTAGTTGGTCTTTGTTTACTAAACATGACCACATTAATAAATTTGCTGTACTGCCTGAGTTTACCATGACTGCATAAGGCACATCAAATTTTTCTGCAAACTCTTTTTCAAATTGTGCCACTTTAGGACCCATTGTATAACGGCCACCATCTATGACATCTTGTATTGCTTGTAATTCTTCTTTATCCCAAGTATCACTTGACAAACTATATTTCATAACAAACTCCTATTATTACATACTCATTTTAAAAACTTTCATCCAAGTTGCAAACGCTAATATTGTCCACAATTCTTTTTGAGACTTTGTACCCTCATTAGGAAATATTGTAGGGTTACCACTCTTGTCTAAGCCTTTACCCCAACCATCTCGTTTTAAATATTTATTCTCTATTTGGTCATCATCAATTTCAAATATATTTTGTATATCTCTATCTGATAAAATTTCTTTTACCCATGCTCTTAATAATGTATCACCTGCTGGTGCTGTATATCTACCTATCAATAACTCATCAGTAGGAAATCTCCAACCTGTCTTTGCTCTATTTAGTATTTCTTTAGGTAAGTGTTCACCATAAGCACTTTTTAATAATTGTTTATTGTGTATTGACCAATCACCTTTCATAAAATCTCTACTAGTTAAAAACTGTGGGTCAATGCCTGCAATATAATTTCTAAAGTCATTACATAAAAAAGGAAATCTACCTTCTAATCCATGTGCCATACCCAACTTATCATTTCGTATTAAAAAATCTTCTGCAAGTGTATTCATTCTTTCTATGTACATAAAGTCATGTAAGTTCGGCACCATGTTATCTTCAAATTTATGTATTAAATTGTCTTGTGGTAACCACTCTTTTAAATAATCAAATTGTTGTTCATCTGTTATCCATAATTCTGAATGTAACTTTCTATGATTAGCACATAATGCTTTTAACTTTGTTTGCCAGTTTGGTATTCTATGATGTTTGTATCCTGCAAATAGTTCATCACCACCATCACCACTCATTGTTACAATAACACCATCTTGTGCAATTCTTTTATTAGTATTATAATAAGAAGCAAGACTTTTACTTTGTCTAGGTTCTTCTAATGCATATATTGTATCTTCAAATGCTTTTATAAATCCTTCTTCAGTCTCATTGACCATAATATGTTCACAATTTTTCTGACCTGCATACCATTTACCTATTTCGCAATCTTCATTAAGTCTACTCTTTATATCTGTTGAAGGAAAATGTGTGCTATAACACTTAGGGCGTTCACCTAGTTCTGTCATTTCATGTAGTATGGTAGAGCTATCAATACCACCACTTAAAAATAAACCAATCTCTCGCCTACCCATGAGTGTACTTCTTACTGCATTATGAAATTTTTCTTTTATTTTAAATATACTAGGTGCAAGACCTTTCTCATATATTATTCTATTTAAATTAGATACTACTCTTATATTACTTACAGTATCATATTGAATGATTTGACCTGGTGTAAGTTTTCTAATACCATCAAATAATGTCATAGGTCCTGAAACATAACCTTGTTTATAAAAATGACCAAAGGCTTCTTTATCTACTTTTCTAGGAAAACCACATTCTAATAAACTTTTAACTTCAGATGAAAATGCTAATCTGCCGTTAAGATGCCCATAGTATAGTGGTTTTGCACCATTGATATCTCTTACTAACCATATTTTTTTATTAACTTTATTATAACATGCAAAAGCGAACATGCCATCTAGCTCGTAAATAAACTTGATACCTTTTTTTTCTAAACCTACTGCTAAAGTTTCTGTATCTGTATCTGTTTTAAATTTATAATCTAAAGATTTTCTTAAATCCATATGATTATAAATCTCACCATTAAATACTAATACTATATCTTTATATTCCCAAGGTTGTTTTGATTGATTTGGTGTATCAGTAATAGATAATAAATTATGACCTAGTGAGATATCATCATTAAAAAATGTGCCTTGACCATCAGGTCCTCTATGATGTGCTTTACAAAGCATTTCATCAATTAACTTTTCATCTTGCCAACAATATCCGTGTATTGCACACATTATATATCCTCACTAAATTTATCTATCCATTCTTCAATTGTTATGTCTATCATTTTAATATCACCACATTACATATTTGTCTATGAACATCTGAGTTGACTTGTGTAACGCCGTGCCAACCCTCTTTTACATTTTTAAATAAACAAGAACGATTACCTATCACACTTGTTGTTGTGTAGTCCTCAAAATCCTCTGGTTCAGGATTCATCTTATCCACTTTTCTATCACGATAAAATATTGTCTTACCACCCATTTCATCTGTCCATCCATCTGGCATAAAATAAAATAAATGTGAACCTATTTTACCCTTACTATCTATATGAGGTGATACATCTAGTCCACCTCTTGTTCTATGAAAATCAAATCTAATTTTAAAATCTGTGCAATCTAATGCTTTTTTAATAAATGATTTATATTCACTACTTTGAATAATGGTCATTAAAAAGTTTTGCCATACAGGTGGTAATTTATTGGCATTTAACAAATAGTCATCAAAATATTTACTACCTTGTGTTTCGCCTATACAAAAAAATCTACGACAATGTGGTCGTTGACCGTGTTTTCTTTCCTCTGGAAATTCATCTTTAAATAAGTCATCACTTGGAAAATGTTTTAGTAATTCTTTAAAGTATCTAGGCTGTATAAAATCTACAAAGTTTGCATGAGGGCAAAACTCTGTATTATGCATACTATATTGTCCTTCTTTTGGGACTGTAATCATTTTTATGACCTCTTTTATCTCCTTACAACATAATTAGTTTCAGTATCACTTAGTTTGTAAGTCATACTTTCATCTATTTTAAAACCTCTATCAAGTAAAGGTTTTAAAGTATCAATTGTTGTAACCTCTACAAGCATTGATTTAACATTTTCTAATGATGTATCCATACCTGCAATTACTTTATCCTCTAAACCATCAACATCTATTTTTATATGTTCAGGTTTAACTCCTGTATAATCTAATCTAAAACCTGCTACATAATGTTTTACTCTATCATCTTTCATACCAAAGTCATTATGTGATTGTGCTGGTACAATAGATAACATAGCAAGTTCATCAACACTATTTTTATCCATTACTGCAAATGGATATGCTTTAACATTGTCAAACTCATTGATGTAAATGTTTGTTACTAAATCTGCAAAATTGCCAGCGTGTGGTTCAAATGCATGTACATTAATACCTTTCTTAGCTGCATATAAAGTATATATACCAATGTTTGCACCTATGTCAACCAGAGTTTCTCCTTTTTTAAAACTATCAATCCACTCTAATGTTTTTGGTTCTTTTGTAAAGTAGGTGTTCATTCTTTTATTGATAAGTCTATTGTCTTTATCAAATTTAAACTTTAAACCAGCAACTTCGTGTATTGATATTTTCCAATCTAATTTGCTTTTATCTTTGTTCCAGATATTATGTATCATTTTGGCCATAATCCTCTCGCTATAAAAGTTTGTCTAACTATTTCATCTTTATGGTTTCTGTCGGTGACCAAGTATGATTCAATTAAATCATAACCATTTTCTCTTGCCCACATAACCCTTTTGTTTCCTGTATGTACTGCAACACCAGGTATAAATTCACCTGTTGATTTATCTCTAGGCCATCTATCATCTTTCATGGGTTGCCAATAGTTTTCTAAATCAACAATGATAATAGGCCATATCATACCAACAGCTTCAACACTTTCTTTAAATTGTGGCATTTTTTTCATGTTCCACTTTATTGGTGCTGTTAACATCAAATCCTTTACAGGATATTCTATAACAGGCACAGGTGGATTAGAAACTCTTTGATTTGCCTTTAGCACTTTCATAACCACACCTCGCAATATAATATGAATCAACAATATCTGTTATTGGATTCGATAATGTTTGCATATCAAATGTTTTCATTAAATCTGTTTTTGTGTCTTTGCAAAAATGTTCATACATTAATTCTTTGTTTGCATTACCTTTATCTGTTGCAAACTTTTTAACAATACTAGGCACAATAATATCATATTCTATTTTTTTATTTAGTAATGAATATTTTAGTATGCCACAATTTTCTGCTATTTGAAATATAGCCTGACCTTTACTACCATAAGAATATCCTTCTATGTGAACAACAGTCTTGCCATTAAATAATTCCATATCACCATAACTTCTAAGTGATGTATGAACCCATTTAGATATGTTTGTAAACCTTTCAATAGGGTCAGACCACTCAGGATATTCTGTGCCTGTAATGTTATCAAATTGACCTATATATTTTTTCTTAGATGATAAGAAATAAAACCTACAATTCTTAAATGACATGTCGCCACTTGCGATACATATTGCTGGTGAATTTAAACTGTAATCAATCCCAATCGCTTTTATCTTCTTCATCTATAAATGCCTCATCTTCTAATTCATGCCCACAAAATGGACATGTTAAAGGTGATTGTGGACTATCAATGTCCCACCTTATTTCATACGGCGTGTCGCAATTATCACATTGTATATTCAAGTATTGATATTCAATCATAATTTAAAGTTACTAAATGTATCTTTCTCCACATCTTGTTTAATACCACCTATAACATAACTTTCTATTTCAGTTTCTTGTGGTGCATTTTGTAATGACTTAGAGTTCAACCAATGACTTACCCATGGTAATGGATTAGTTTTTTGTTCATACCTCGATTCTAATCCTATTGTTCTCATTCTTTTGTTTGCCATGTGTTCAACAAATCTATGTAAAAGTTTTTCTGATAAACCTATCATAGAACCTTTTGTAAGTAAATAAGTTGCCCACCTTTTTTCTTCTTCAACAGCGTCATCATACATTTTATAAACATCATCTTTTGTATCTTCTATAACTTGCAACATAACTTTATCTTGTTCATGTTCACGATAGTTGTTTATTATTTTTTGAGATATTGCTAGATGTTGTGATTCATCTCTTGCAATAAAAGATATAATCTTAGCAGAACCTTCTAATTGTTTTAGTTCACCAAAAGCAAAACTACATGCAAATGATACATAAAATCTTAGACCTTCTAATATGTTTACTGTGCATAATGCCAGCCATAATTTCTTTTTAAGTTCATATTCATTCACATCTTGACCCATAAGTTTTCTATAACCTATGTCTATCAATTCATCATATGCTTTTGTAACTGACTTTGCTCTTTGTTCTATCTTTTCATCTTCTATTATAGTATCAAATACTTCATTAGGATTTGGGTATAGATTTTTTATAATATATGTGTAAGACCTAGAGTGTATAGTCTCCATAAAATCCCATGTTAAGATACATGATTCTAATTCTGGTAAACTTACAAATGGTAGAAATGCAAGAGCAGGTCCTCTACCTTGTACACTATCTAACATTGTTTGATATTTTAAATTAGATGTAAATATAAACTTATGTTCTTCTCTTAGATTCTGATAATCGTTTCTATCTTTTTGTAAAGATACTTCTTCAGGTCTCCAGAAGAAACCTAATTGTTGTTGTGTAAGTTTATCAAAAATAGGATACTTAAATGTATCATATCTTTGTACTGCTAAATCTTTACCAAAGAACATTGGTTGTTTAGTAAAGTCTAATCCTTTTTCTTTATTAAAAACGCTCTTTATATTGTGCATGATTCACACTCCTCTTCTGTTAGTTCTTCTTCCTTGTAATTTGAATCATCCTCTAGTACATCAGGTTTATCATCTTCATCCATTTTACCATCATATGTATTTTGATAGTAAGAAGTTTTCCATCCATATTTGTAAGTAGTCAATAAATCATTTGCCATTACAGATAATGGTACTTGATTTTCTTCATAGTCTTCTGGATTGTATGACCAGTTGCCTGATATTGCCTGGTCAAAATACTTCTGCATAACTGCAACGATATTTATATATCCGGTGTTTCCACCCATTTCCCATAGTAAAGTATATTTACTTTTCAATGATAAGTATTGAGGCACTACTTGTTTTAAAGGTCCTTGTTTAGATTTCTTAACAGATAAAAAGTCTCTAGGTGGCTCTATGCCGTTAGTTGCATTAGAGACCACACTAGAGGATTCTGATGGCATTTGAGCCGATAGAGTGCTATGTCGGAGACCATGCTCAGTTATATCTTTCCTAAGTGATTCCCAATCTAGAGATAGTTTGCGATTTATAATCTCATCTACCTCTTTTTTGTAAGTATCAATAGGTAAGACGCCATCAGAATATTTTGTTCTGTCAAAGTATTCACATTTGCCTTTTTCTTTTGCAAGTGTATTACTTGCCTTTAATAGATAATATTGAAAGTGTTCTGTTAGTTCATCTACTGCTTTCCAAGCACCTTTTTCACTATAATTATAGCCTGTTTTCGCTAAATAATGTGCTAGACCAATATATCCAATACCTAGACTACGGCGTGCCTTTGTACTGATTTCTGCGGCTTTTACAGGGTAGCCTTGATGTTCTATCACTTCATCTAAAGCTCGTACAGATAAGTCGCACAGCGTCTCTAAATCATCAAAATAGACTAGTTTGCCCACATTAATTGCACTTAATATACACAATGCGATTTCCCCCTCACCATCAATGTGTTGTAGTGGTTCAGTAGGTAAAGTGATTTCTTGACACAAATTGGACATCCTAACAAGGTCCTTGAACGAGCTATGAGTGTTGCAATGGTCGATATTCATAATGTAAATACGACCTGTTTCTGCCCTTTCTTTCAACATAGACATGAACAAATCTTGTGCATTTATCTTCTTTTTATAGATAGATGTTTTTCTTTCAGCAGTTTCATATATTTCATCAAATTTATCTGTACCCCAATGTTCATACAATTCAGGTACTTCATGAGGTGAAAATAAAGTTATGTCTTCGTTATTGATAAATCTTTCATAAAATAATTTAGATAGTTGTATTGAGTAATCTAATTTTCTAACTCTATTATCATCACTACCTTTGTTGTTTTTTAAAACTAATATATCTTCTATTTCTTGGTGCCATATAGGGAAGTGTACAGTTGCACTACCACCTCTTACGCCATTTTGTGTACAACATTTTACAGTCGCCTCAAATTTTTTCAAGAAAGGAATAATACCTGTATGTTGTACTTCACCACCTCTAATTCTAGAATTGATACCTCTAATACGACCTGCATTAATACCGATACCTGCCCTTTGAGCAACATATCTGCCTATCGCCATGTCTGAAGAAAAAATAGATGGCAATGTATCATCACTATCTACTAATACGCATGAAGCATATTGTCTTAATGGTGTTCTAACACCTGCCATAACAGGTGTAGGTATGTTAATTAAATGTTTACTAATTGCACGATAATATTTTTTAACATATGTAAGTCTTGTTTTTTTTGGATACTTATGAAATATTGTAGCAGATATGAGCATATACATAAACTGAGGTGTTTCATAAACTTCACCTGTACTTCTATCTTGCACTAAGTATTTGTCAATGACTTGTCTAAGACCTGCATATGTAAATTCATAATCTCTTTCGTGTACAATCCATTGTTCCATTCTATCAAAGTCTCTTTTATCATACCACTTTAATAAGTCTTTATCATAAACACCTAACTTAACACCCTTTTGTACTTGTTCGTAAATATGTGGATGGTCCCAAAGTTTTCTGTTTAATTGTTTTCTTAGACTGAATAATAATAATCTTGCAGCCACATATTGATAGTTTGGTTTTTCTAATGAGATTAAATCTGCGGCTGACTTAATTAAAATTTGTTGAATCTCTTGTGTTGATATACCATCATGAAATTGTAAACCACTATTCATTTCTACTTCTGAAGCTGATACTCCTGTAATATCTTCACAAGCATGTTCTACCATTTCATGTATTTTTTCAATATCAAGAGGAACTTTACCACGACCATTTCTCTTGACAACATATATATTATGTTCATTCATATTTGCACTCTCTTATAAAAATCAAGTTTAGCCGTTGCAGCTAAACCGTTAAATGTATTATTATGGATGATATCAGCAATTTGTTCAGAAGTCAAATCTGAAAGAATCATGTCGTTGATATCTTTATGTTTTAAATCATCAGGCCATATAACTATACTGTAACCTTTGTCGATTACACTATACATCTGTTTGATGATTTCACGATTTCTAGGTTCGTTATCATATATATAAGTTATTTGTTCTTCAGGTAGAGATTTTTTTAAATTTTTTAAGTCTGCACCTGCAGCCGCCAAACAATTATCTAAAAACAGACTGTCTAGAGGACCTTCCACTATCTTTATAGGTTGTAAAAAGTTTACTCTTTCTAATCCATAGATTTTAGATTTACTTTCATCTAACTTAATCGTGATATATTTTGGTTGCTCTTTACCGAAAGCACGACCTTGAAATGCGAATAGTTTACCAGATTCATCATAGAAAGGTATAATCAATCTAGGATAATCTTTAGTAATATCTTTAAATGTGCCTGGTTTTACTCTATTGACTAATGTCATAAATCTATTACAACAATATAATAAGTCTAGTTTGTCTCTAGGTATCTTTCTATCTAATACATATTTTTTAGCAGGGTGAGTATCTTTTAAATCAGATATCTTTATGCCCAAATTTATATCATCAAATTCTACTTTGTCAAATTTAGGTTTAAAATCTACTTCTTCTTTTTTAGGTTTCTTCTTAAATTTTTCTAGACAATATTCTGAGTATAGTTTCTGGTCTCTGTCTTTGATAAAGTTAGGCATGTTTGTGCCATGACCACAGTTATGACATTTATAGAACATGTCATTCTTGACGGCATACAAATACCCTCTTGCTTTAGTTTTATCTTTCTGAGAATCACCACAGTATGGACATCTGAAGTTAAACAGATTCTTACCTTTCTGTTTAAATTGCTCAAGGCGAACAGATAGAATATTGATATATTTTAAATCTACATAATTTGACATAACACTTGTGTTAGTATATATGAATACTACAAAAATGTCAAGTCTGGTTGAGTAGTTAGATTAGAACCAACCTGCTGAATTGATGATTTTTGGCATGTTTTTTGCCAGTATAAAACCTATTGCAAGAGCACCACCAATAATCAACCATCGCCACTTTTCAAGAAGTGATACTCTTGTATCTAAACTTGATTTCAATGATTTGATTTCTAATAGTAATCTCTTTTCGACCTGTGCGATATCTCTTTGTAAATCTCTATATACTATATCTAGTTCTTCACCTCGTTCTCTCACTTTCTCAAATAAGATTTCTTCGGTTTTTTCTGATTGTGCTAGTTTTTGTTCATGAACAGCTAACATGGATTTTATAGATGTTGATACATCTGTTAGTTTGTCGATGGCAGTATCAAGTCTCGAATGAATGACATTCGCATTTTCAATATCTTTTTTGATACCCTCGACCTCTACGGCAAGATTCTGTATAGTGTCTCTTGCCATATTAGTTTGAAAGTGGGTTACCTGATTTTAATTGTATCTCTTTAATCTGTAGTTTTAATAGTTCAATTTCTTTTGCATTGATTTCACTTCTCTTACTATTTTCTACCACAGTTGATTTAACATTTGATAATGAATCGAGTTTATTATTTGTAACGCCAAACCAGGTAAAACCACCACCTATAGTTATTATTAAACCAAGTGCGGCCCCTACCCATTTAATGTCTATATTTTTAAACATATATTTACCTCTTTAAATCTCGTAACTCTCTAATGAGTTTGTTCTTTTTATTATTTATATCTATTAACATAGACTGTTTTACAGCAATTGGGTCATTATCTCGATACGCTAATCTGGCGTCTGCATATATTTGTTGCTGTTCTAGAATATTTATAGTTTGAAAGAAGTCTGGGTTAGGAACACCGTTCATTTGTCTGTCGGAATAGAACGATTTACTAGCGTATGATTCTAAATTAGGTCCATCTGTTTGTATGCCCTTTAATGTAATTATTTGTACTGCCCTAACCCTATCACTTACTTTCTTTAGTTTGTTTTCTAATTTTGCAATTATCTTTGCTACTTTCTCTCCTATAGTATCTACTTCTGTTACACTAGTTGAAGATTCTGAAACATCTTCTGTTTCATCAACATTACTTTCTTCACCGCCTTCCTGTGTCGGTGTATTTTCTGATGTCGTATCTTCATCCATTGAAGATTCATTAGATACCTCTTCTGATTCTGTTTCGGTATCTCCCTCTGTACTAGTTTCTTCAGACTGAGTTTCTGTTTCTGGTTGAGATGTAGCACTAGTGTTTTCCTCCTGTGTTGTTTCTGTTGTTTCTGTTTCTGTACTTACAGTTTCGTTTTCTGATGATTGCACCTCCTCTTTTTCTGGTTGATTTTCTTCCATTGAAGTCTCACTTGAATTATCCATATTATTTTCCGTTGCGATAGGCTCTTCTGATTGGACCACCTCCTCTTCCATCGCCTCAGGTTCTTTCATTTCAGTTTTAGGTTCTTCACTAAATGTATTCATAGGTTCTTCAAATGATTCCTCTATCATACTAACAGTTTCTTCAAAAAATTCTTCCTT